CTGGTGATGGTAATGAAATTGATAATCCATTTTTAAGTATAGTTGATGCATAAAATTGACTGTCAGACAGTACTCGTGAAATACCTTCTATTCTATAAAGGTCACCATCAATAGTAAATTCAATTGGATTATATTGACCACTTGAGCCTATCGTTATATCTCTAATAAATCTTGGAGCATTACCTAAAATATCAGAAGCACCCTGTACCAAGAATTGACCAACTGCCGGTGTAAATGAAGATGCATTGAAGTTTAAAGCACCTTGCATTATTGAATTTTCAAATGTATTATTTCCGATAGGTGTACAATCGGTTAATGTTTGAATCGAACTGTTTAATGAATATAATGAAGTTCTGTCAATTGATTTACCACCAGGATTTAAACATTGGTTTTCAAAAGATACAAAGATCAACATTACTATAGTCTTCCACTTTGTATTTTTAATAAACTTAATTTGCTTTTTAGGCTTTCCGGGTTCATTAGGAACCACCATGACAGAAAATCTATAATCGTTAAATGAACCATCTTTAATATAAGATAACTTAGTAGAATTAAAGTTAGCCTTCTCATCTCCTGATGATTTTGTTTTTGCTATAATTCTAACACCTCTTAAGAACGTCTCGGCAAAGTTTAATTTATCACCACCTGAAAATCTACCATATCGTAACTGCCTATCTATTAAATTAATGTTATTGCCATTCACAAATCTATCTGCTATAAAATATTCATTAAAGAAATTTCTATCAACTCTTTGGAATGTACCTACTGTAGTATCTGTACTATCGGTTGGTGCTTGATCAAAGTAACTCCATGAAGACTTAATTGCATCATTAGTGAAATAAGAGGGGAATTCACATAAGTAATACCACTCATGGCTAAAACCTACCGGAGATCTTCCGGTTTCCCATTGTGATGGCGCAAAATTGTTAGCACCAAATGCAAGATTAACATCTAAGCGATAAGGATTATTTCTAACATCAGTACCATCCGTGTACCAACACCACTTATTAATGTAAGGTATTATTCTTGATGCAACCGCTTGTTCTTTAAGATAGTTTTCTTCAAGCCTTTGATATTCAGATGTTATATCAACATCAGTATTAATATCAGGATCTGACCCCCTAAGAAGACCAATTAAGTTGGAAAAACCACCATCAGAATAAAAGCCTCTTATGTCTGGCCAATCACTTACACCATAATAATCAAAAGAAGACCCAGTAACACCAGTAAGTCCAGTAACACCAGTGATAGGTTCAGTTCCTTGATTATATCTAGAGATCTCATAATTCAACTCCCCTAACTGACTATAAGTATCATCATAAAAATCAAAATCAAAATCACGTATTGGAAAGAAAGAGAATCTACCAAAAGATGGTGAAAAGTCCGAATATAATGCTACCTGTCCTGATCTACTAACCTCTATTTGATCACTATCCAAAGTAATAATAACATAGTCATTAACTCCAGTGTAACCGGTTTGTAGGCCAGATCCACTAAATATAGGTTCATCTAGGTAAGGAACCCAATCAGATATAAGTGTAAAGCCGGCTTTAGTCTTAACATAGTCCCCTTTTATAAATCGGTCTTGATCCCCAGCAGTAACTTTAAGTAATGAATTTTTTGTATCATTTCCACCAACAAAGAATGCATTAGTATTAGTCTCTGATGTTTGAGGATAGGTAATTAATGAATCTATAAGTTCTGGATATTCAATCCATGAAACTTCAAATTTTAGTCTATTAAATCTGCTACCACCAAATCTTGACTGCAGATAAACGGTTGAATCATTAATAGAAGAATCAAAATATCTAAACTCTGGGTTAATACCAAATGTTATTGCTTTATTGATTGCAGATGCAATTTCAGCAGGAGTACCTGTTGGATTAAAGAAACTTTCAAAAGATGTACCAGGCCCAGCCGTTAAAGAAACGTTAGCCGATACCTGCCCAATTTGATTATTGCCATCATAAAATGTTATTGAAGAGCCATTAGGAAATTCACCTATCACTTTTAAGTATGATGTTGCTTTTCCCAATCTACTAATTATTTCTGCATTTGCAAAAGTATCAGGATCATCATACCCAGTTAAACGTGATATATCAATTTTCTTATCAAACAATCTTATTTGATTTGCTCCCCATGTAGAACCTTTCTTGACGGTATGAAATTGATCATTTTTATCTTTAACATAAAAAATAGATTCAACTTCTTTAACTCTTGACGGGGTAGGTAAACCTGTAACAGTATTAACCGACTGAGGATCCAAATATAGCATAACTCCTCTATCATTTGTAATGTTAAATGGAGTATTAAGATATTGAGATATCTGTTCAATAGTGGTTATTTTAGGTAACTGTGTTTTCTCTGTACTTTCGTAAAACCCTGTACCGGATATCTTAAATGTCCCTTCTTCTATTTCGTTTACATATAAACCAAAATATCTATTGATAGAATAATCATCAGCATCGGTATCACTAAATAAAAACTCCAAATTAATTAGGTTTGCTAATAATACGCCGTTTCTCTGAAACCCTTGTGTTATGTAATATTCATTTTGAACTATTGATGCATCCTTTGTAATAAGGTCAGTATACGAAAAACTACCAGATGAGGTAAACCCACCATTAAAATATGATATTCCATTCCAGGTAATAGGCTCATCTTGTCTCCAACTTACTGTTAAGGGCGCCTTTGGAAATGCATCTTGTGATCTATATCTTCTAAGATACGATCCTAATGTTGATGTTTCGGTTAAATCAAACGTCTTAATAGCCGTACAATTTTCTAAAACAAATTGTGTAAACTTTTCTGAGGTTTGTGCTAATGTTTCGCCATCGTTTTGATTAGCTGCTCCATAATTATTTACAGCAGATGGATTATCTAACCTAAATACTACAAAGTAATTTGGTATTTGTTCATTAAGCCAAATAGGTGCAAGTAATCCTAAATCTTCTGTGTATGATTCGGATGAAACTGATCTTGCACCGTATGAATAAAACATTTCATACTGCCCACCATATTCAGCTAAAACTGAAGTGTCACGAAATTCTTGAAATACTTGATATGCAAGCTCGGCAGGAAATGTCCCATTCTTAAAAAATCTAAAAACATCATGATCGTAAGTACTAGTGCCATCTATCTTAAATGCCTTAAATTTAGAAGATGACAGTTGATCATTTGCACTAAAAGACTCAAGATATAAATCTGCGCCATTTGAGACGAGTTTTACATTCCCTGTTAATTTTGGATTGGTACGTACTAAACTATACGAAGCTTTATCAAATAAAGGCTCTGCCATCTAATTTTCACTTTTTTTATTTATTCACTAAACTATTAGCGAAAAACCAGATAACAAACTTAATTAGAAATCTTGTAGTCCAGATCCTCTAGTTAAACCATCTTGAATAACTCCACCGGACTTAACGGTTTTATTAACCTTAGTTTCTACTACACTTGGTCTAAGTTGAGATATAACTTTTTCCAAATCACCAAGTCCTTTTGTAACGGATACAGATGGGAATACGTCTACGTTAAGATTGTCAGATTTATATTTCGCAAATACTTCAATGTCATATTGATAAACATTATCAGCATTTGGCCAAATATCAAATCCAATCTTCTTTGCATATGTTAAATTAGTAATTGCACCAGTAGAATCGCCAGCAATGTTTCCTAAACCTCCAGTAGAACCAGAACCTGTTCCAAAGTAATCAGTCATTCTATATTGGAATACCATCGGAATGTTTATGGAATTTTGACTTCCAAATTGTATAACCTTACTAGATAATACAGAATCTCCATCTACCTGAATCATTTCATGATCATCTGCTGATATGAATAAATAAGATCCACACGATTGCTTTCCTAATAAGTATTGATCAAATGTATCAAATGAAGTTTTTACATTTCTTGAATAATCAATAAAGTTAGGGTTTGCTGGGTTACTTAATGCAGGTATAAATGTTAACGTTGGACTAGCTTGAAGAGTTTGTCCTGTATTAAAACTAATCAATGTAGAAGATAGAGTAACCAGGTCAGATACATTTTCGTTAAGATATATTGACTGTTGCTTACCGTTTAATTGATCTGATGCAAGAGGAATAAATTTAGAATGTCTAAATAAAACTCTAGCAGTACCGTTACCTGTAGGTGCAGTACAATCTATTGCACTGGTTAATGTAGCAGGTAAAGTAGCAGTATCACCAGTTGCATAAATGTATGCAGCTCTATATGCAGCATAAGAAGCAATCCAAGGATGATTAATATGTACCTCTATACTATTATCACCCTGTGGTAAATCATATGATCCAGCTGTAGTAGGATTACCCGATGCATCAAAGCCACCACCCCAGATAAATTGCCCAGCCGTTACTGTTGATGAAAAGTTATCTTTAAGGAAAAAGTTTTCACAAGTATCTAGGTTAAATGTATAACCATCATTAGGATTTATGTAACTGTAAAAAGTTTCCTCAGATGAAACATCTTTAAATCTTGAGTAAATAAATTGGTTCTTATTCTGTGCAGACTGAAATGGCGATAAAGATACATCCTGACCGTACTTATTAGTAGAAGTTACAGATGGATTACTTAATACAATCGGAACAAGATCATATTTACGAATTGTGTTATAATCACTATCAGTAGTTTCAAATGTAGCTCTATTTGTACTTTGGTTTATTGAACTGTTATCTAACCAAGAATATGTTGCAGGTAAAATAACAGATCCATTTGCAGCCTCAGAATTAGTATAACCAGGATTTTCAGATTCCTTAACCATTCGAGTTCTAGAACCAGTAATCCTTGCAATTAATCTTAATCCTGTTTGTTCGGCATTAGATAAATTAATAAAGAAAGTTTTTGTAACGATAGCGCCGCGTGGATCATCCAAGTCCTTAACTTCATTAAAGTAGAATCCAGCAAAAACCTTGGTTGATGAATTACGCTTAATGTTAATTGTATTACCTTGATCATCAATCAGAGTAACAACCAATTCACCTGCAGCATTTCTAAGTATTTCAGAAAACTCATCAAGTCTTGCCTGCATTTCTACCAACTTAGAGAATAAGTCAACTGGTGTTTGGCTTTCAGATAAGAATCCGGAAGCAATTACACTAGCAGAGTGAGCATAGTATCTTTCGTTTGCGGTAAATGAACTACTTAAGTGTTGATCAATACCTTTTGCTCTAAGACTTTCTTCAAGACTTACTTTTGCAATGTCTTGTTTATTTTGATTAAGAATTGATTCTACCGCACTATCAGAACTTAAGTCTGCTGGAAATTCAATTCTAACTGCATCTGACCAATCACTCTCCAAAGGATTAGATGGCCAACCTGCTTCAGATATTGACTTAACCTGAACTTCAACAATTTCTCCTTTTCTAATAGGGATATCAAGTTGATTAATATTTACAGCGTCAGCATTATCATTATTAATAGTATCCCATTGATAAAGACCAGTAATTGGATTCTTTGATCTAGGACGTAATACACTGTCAATTATTTCATAGTTTGAAAATGCACCTTGACTGGTACCGTTTCCATCAACAAATGTAAATTGATCAACTGGGTTGGCCGCGCCATCTTGAGAAAGATATCTATATCTAATCTTAAACTTAACAATTGCCTGTGGGCCAGTTGCTGGTGTAGATTTTTCTGCAGGCATTGCCCAGAATCCTCTTACTCTATATTTAGGAGTTATACTTGCAACAGAATTATCTTTACTATTTGCATCTATCTCTTTTACAATAGAAGCATATAATTCAGCCTGAGTACTTCTATCTGTGATAAGACCTTGTAAAGCATTCTTATCAGCATCTCTTTCAACATCAGTACTATAATTTGTGGTCTGAATCTTTGTTCTATACTGTGAAATTGCAGTATCTAATTCTTTTAGACTTGATGTTAATGTATTCTTTTGATTATTAAGATCTTGTAATTGTACAACCGCATCAGCATTTGTAACTTGACCATTTACCAATTTAACCTTAAAGTCAGATGCAGCTAATGCAGGTGCATTAGGAATTAAACCTTCTCTTGTTGTTGGCAATTTATCCTGGGCGAATGATAATAGAAACTTACCAAAATCAACAGCATACTTTTGATAATAGTCAGCTAATGTTTGCTGTGTACCATCAGAAGCAATAGTAGTCAATGTATTTGTATAAAAACCTGCACCAGGCGACCAATTAATTGAAGGAATCTTAGAATCTGGATCAATCGGCTTAATGAATACTACACAACGCTCATTAAAGCCTACTGTAACATCCACTTGAACATTATCGTTAATGCCAGAACCTATCTTAAGAACATCAGCTCCAATTTGAATAGGTTTAGTACCTTCTACTAAATCAAGGATAACTGAATTGGTGCTAGAATCAACACTCTTAACAATATATCGAGTATCAACCGGGTTAGAAACAACCTCTAAACTATCACCTACTTTTAGCTGTATCGTGTCATCAAAGTCAGCCAAAGTATCTGTATATAGTAACTTATTTAACTTATATGATTTCTTCTGAGATGTGACAGAAACACCATTAATCTCCTCTGTAAAATTAATATCCGATATCCTAGTAACACTAAAGTTTCCGCTATATCTTTTATTCCTTGGAGGAAGATCAACTACGGCTTCATCTAATACATAAGCAATGTTTCTTTCAACAATTTGCTGAAGAAATGTAAAGTAGTTTACATCAGATCTTCCATTGTAATTATTTTCAAAGAACTGTATTTTAGCCTGAGTATTAGTATCTAAAATGTATCTTTGAATAATTGCCTTCTCTGTATCAATAGGAACCTGACCGGTTAAATCAAATGAAATATAGAGAAGAGGATTAATTAACTCTTCAAAAAACCAGTTAGGCTTTATGTTAAATTGATTTACTGAATTTATAGATGTTAGGTTAGGGGCCTCGGATGGCAATTTTGCCAATACCAATTTTCTAAAAGTACCATCTGCAAGTCTAACCGAACTAGATCCACCGCCTACATTGGTTATAGTGTTAATGTTATTATCTAGTCTGGTAATTGAGTTCTTTAAGAATCCAAAAGACGGTATTGTTAAACGAGATAATGTACCGTCCTCGTTTTGAATATTTATAGTAACTGACTCTTGGCTTGATGTGATTGCCTGATTCACTCTCTCAAAGCTCTCTAACGAATTGTTAAAGAGTCTTAAAAGTTCAGGTAATAAAGTTGATATTGAATTTTGTTCAGCCATTTAATTAGATACTTTTATTATTTATTTGATAATGTCATACACAAAATTAAGTACACCCTGTTCAGTACATATTAATTCAATGATAGGTTTAGATGAAATTTCATTGTTAGGAATTACACCAATAGTTACACCATAAACACCTTGATTCAACCTATTCAATGAATCTGTGTAAATTCTAATATTCTTTGAAGAGATATCTAATGTATTGTTAAATGTAAGTTTTACAACCTGCCCAGTCTTCCACTGAATGTCAGAATCATCAATGTAAATTAATAGATCTCCACCAGCAGCATTTACTGTACTTACTCTTAACATGTTTGTAAACGTGTTTAAGGATGTATAAACTTTAGGCGAAATTACATTTAGATCAAGAGGATTAGTTGAAGTAATCTCATTACCGTTTTCATCAAACGGAATCATAAATATGTATTGCTGAGTAACTTGATCAACCCTAACCTGATTAGGTGTGTTCTTATTTAATGATATACCAGGACCAGCCCTTAATACATCGGTATTGTATTGTAAAGTAGATGAAACATTACCATTAGCTAATGATTGGATTTCATCTGCATTTTTTGCAATTAAATCCAATAATGTACTTCCATTTGCCATAGAAATAGAAGCATTATTAAATTGCTGTTGTAAACTATTAATTTGAGCTTGTAATGAATTAGAAGTTGATATTGCATCAATACTATTTTCTAATCCTTGTACTCTTTGCTCTAATGAACTTAATTCTATTTGCTGTCTTTGGAATATTCTAGCAGATTCTTGAAGTTGAGCAGTAGCATCAACAAACAGACCCATAGAGAAAGTGTTATAGTCATTAATTATAGTATCAATCCCGGCAGTACCAGGTGATGCATCAAATCTAAGATTAATCTTAAAGCCATAACTGTTACCGTTTTGACCAGTAACCCTGTTAGGTTTGTATTTAGGATATCTTTGAATGTAACCGCCGTCAACTGTTGGAGTAATGTTATCTAATAACAAAATACCATATAGGTTAGTAACCGTGTTAGCAGAATTACTTAAGTCTACTAAATCATAATAAACAAGAACTGCATTAAATTCAAATGTGCTTGATAAATCAATGCCATTAAATTGTGGAATGGAAGAAATTGTAGGGTCTTCTACAATTTGTTGGTAATGTGTTGGATTAAAATCTAAACTTATACCATCAAGTCTACTTCTACGATATGCAGAACCACTAAACCCAGCAGGACTTCCGTAGTCGGCTGGATATTTTCTAATATCAATGTTTCCTGGATTGGTAAATGTTGTAGGCTCAGTAAAGTACGCATCAGTTGTACTTGGTGGAGTTGTTTCATTCATCCAGTTTGCATTAGGATCGGTATAACCTGCAGGTCCTCCGCCTAATAAGGCCTGATCATAATCATAAAAAGCAAAGATATCTAAACCTTGAGGATGAATAGTATTTACATTTCTTCCTAAGATATATTCACTAGAACCTTGAATCTTTAGACTTGGTTGATAATTAGCATCAGATACAGAATCAAATAAAATAGTAGGAGTATTACCAACCTCAGTTGGAACATTTATGTAAAGTTCTGTATAAGCTTCACCTGCTTTATCAACATTATTTACGATATCAATCTCTCCAAGATATTTAACAACTCTTCTGTATTGAACATTACCTGTTGTTATTTCGTCTTCCTCAACAAATAGGTTTCCTGCAACTGAACCACTTTTTTCAAGTGTGGTTGCAGTTCTAAAACGAATTGCTCCAGTTTCTTTAAGCCATTTAAAGAACACGCGCTCAGTAACGGTTCTTCTAACTGTATTATCATAACCTGAATTACTTAAAATTAATTCCTCTAGGTTAAGTGCATAGTTTTGGAAACTCTCTGCCCAGTTAACATTAGGATCGCCTTTTAGTCCGCCATTTTGGATCATACCATCAATAGTATCAAACTGCATATAGTTTTGATAACTACTAAAAGTAGAAGGATCCAATCTATCAAAATCTGGAATATTAAGTAGAGCAAACTTAGAAAAGACCAGTCTAAGGTTCTCATTATTTAGAGTCTTAGAGAGGTCTCTTGCTGCTGAAGAGAAAGTATAAAAAGTTCCTCCGTCTGCCTGTGGCGTTTTAATTAAAGGCGTTGTGGCCATCTATAGCTTATTAGTTTTTATTAAAGGATTGTATATCCAGTTCCACCGATTACATACCATTCGCCGTTACCGGTTCCATCATCAATACAAAGTAAATGTACTGATTCACCTTTCTCACTTAACTCAATAGTTGGGGCTGGGGTAGTAGCACCTGGTAAAATAAGTGGGTTTACTGCGCCCTTAATATAAACTAAACCGGTTGTAGAGTCAGAATAAGTAAAGATTACTTCTTGACCAATTGAACCATCGTTTAGTAAAATGTTAAGAGGAGATCCAGTATTTGAATTACCAACTCTTTCAATAGTGTAAGGTGGAATCGCTGTACTAGTACCAACCTGAATTGTTAGAGATGGTCCAGAAAAAGTATCATTAAGTGTTTGTGGATCAACATCATTTCTGAATAACCCAGCACCATTAAGGTTAAGGTTACCGCTCATATTAACTCTAGTCAATATGTTAAATGTACTAGCATTAATATCAAGTAATACTGTACTTAAACCTACTCTTAATGATTCTGTCTTAACATCAGCCAGGTTATTTAATGTTCCTGCGGTTGGATTAAAGTAAACCTCCATCGCATTAATCTCGCTAGCAAGAATGTTAAAGTTATCATTAATAACTAGTCTTGATCCTGATAATGAATCGGTTCCAAGAATTTCTGTTACGCTTATAGCCATTTTTTTTTCTTATTTTATGATTAGAATATTTCTTTCCTTTTTATATTTATTCCCATTAGAATCTGTTAGTTCTAAGCCTATCTCGTATCTACCGGGATCTTGAAACAGGTATGTTAAGTACTTGCTTTCAAAATATATATCAGGTGTGTTAGGATTAGAAGTATTTCGTATTGTCCATTTAGGTTTACCTTTTCCATTTATTTTACATTTATCATATACAAACATGAGCCATGTCATTTTAGGAAGTGTTTTCCCTTCATTAATAAATCTAGCAGTATCCCATGTAGGATTACTTGATCTATGTAAACCTTTTCTATAGATTAAGCTTTCACATCCAGTTCCAGTTGAACCAGTATTTCCGGTTATTCCAGTAACACCAGTATTTCCAGTAACACCAGTAGGTGTACTTCCGGTTGATGCACATATCCTGTTTCCATTTACATCAACGATATCAACATCTTGCCAATCACCATACTTACCAAAGTAACGTGAAACTGCCTGTATAAACTTCTCATTATTTGTTGCATCAAGTACAACATTGTAAATGTACTTATTAATTATAGGATCATTACTTAAATTAAGTTTAGAAGCTGCTTGAGATAATGTTGTAATAGTTGGATCAAAATAGAAAGTACCTATATCACCTTTACGATCAACTATTCTAAGATATGAGAAAGTTGATATTTCTTTAAATTGAAAGAATGCAGGAGTATCACCGGTAATTGAAGTTAGATCCCACCATAGATGATAGGTATCATTCCAGTTTCCTTTTGTTAAGTTATCCCAATAATAAGGTCCTACAAAACTAGTGTTACCATTATCTTGGTAATTTAATAGTCTAAAGTTAGGAGATACACCTAATCCAAAATTATTAAGTATTGCATTAACTCTATCAAGAGAATCGTATAAACTAGGAGTTTCTTCATCCCATGTTACGCTAGGCTCAATTGGAAGGTTCCATGTAGAACCATATTCGTTCCATTTCCACTTACCATCTGTTAACCAAGTGTATTCATATTTTCTAGCCTGATACCAGCCTGAATATTCAACCTCCTTACTACAAATATCAATAACATCAGTTTTTATTATTGAAGAAATGTTATTGTAAAGATCAAACAGTTTCATTTCAACATTATAACTACCAACATAAGGTAATGTTATAGGAAGGCTGTTATAAACATTGATAGGACCTCTAATTGTAAAGAAGTATTCAGGAGATGACTCAGTCTCTTCTTTATAAACCGTCCATTCAATTTCACTAAAGTTTGATCTCTGTATGCTATTCCAAGTATATAAGATTTCTCCAGGATTATCAAACTTAAAGAATACTGCTCCGCTAACTGGGGTACGAATAACTTCAACTTGAATGTTTTGCGTATTACTTCCATAAAGTCTTATGGCAGTTCCACTGGTTAATGTAACTTGGCTAATATCAAAAAATAACCAAGGAGATACAAAACTATTCTTTAATGCAACTAATTGGTTATAGAGTGCAGTTGTTACTGTGTTATCGGTGTCACCAGGTTGGACTACATATGAAGCTTGTGATCCGGTTACAGGATCATATATTCTAAATTCATCTCCAACATTTGCACCCTGTGGATCAAAATCAAATGTATGAAATGTATTTGCATTTGAAACCTGGTTCCATGTCATATCAATGTTATTCCATGTTAAGTTTCCAAATGAAGTATTTTCTAATATAACTAAAGATCCTACTGGTACATCAGGTTTATCAGGTAATACACCATTGGCACTCGGTGAATATCTAGTAAAATATGAAGCATATACATTAGCAATATCAGCAATAGAAAAAATCTGAGCACCAAAAGGTGAACCTAAAATACTATTAGGATCAGGTCCAATCGGAGGACTAGGTAATTGATCACCAGGATTATATGGTCCTACTACAAGGTTTCTATATGTCTGTATATTACTTCCTCCACTACCAGATCCACCACCAGAGGTACTATATGCTAAGAGTGGGGCTACATAAGCATTACAGAAGTTAACTATTGCTTGACCAACAATGCCTTCCTGCTGATAGCAAAAATCCGCAAAGCTTCTAAGATCCTCTAGATATGAACATCCTTCAGGACTAACCTTAAAGTTAGCAGCAATACCTACATCAATATTTCTTTTATCATTTCTGCTTATAGTATTGGTAAGTTCAGCCAATCCAAAAAAGTCAGCTTCACCAGTGATATCCTTAATATGAGCATTAAGAGGTAAGAATTCTTTTTCTAATTTTCTCTTAAGCCCAAATAGCTTAATAAGTACTTCCTCTAAGGTATAGTCAAATACCTCCTCTGTTTGTGGAAGATCATCCTCATCATAAAAGCCATTCTTAACCTGATTAATCTTATAGATTAAGCTAAACATATTGGTCTTCCTAAAGTTTTTATTAGGAAGAGTTATTGTCATATCATTATAATTAACCTCAGGATCAAATAGGTTTATAGCATTAGATTGAATATACTTGCCATATCTAGGAGAAGACTTATTAATGTTTTTCCAGAACTCTTTAACCTGTAGATTATTATAACCAAAAAAGTTAATTGCATTAATAAGACCTTTGTAAGAACCAATAAAAGGATAAATGTTATGACCTTCCATCATAAGCTCTTTTCTCTTTCGGTTTAATTCAATAAAGTCAGGTTTTTGTTCATAGATATTTGTATCCCTAAAGATATGTGTATCATTAAGAGCAATGTTATAACCAAAGTTTTCGGTCATAGTTCTAAGACGTTCATCTTCACCGATTGTCTCGCCAAATACCGTTATCTTTGCAACGTCAGTACCTGTGCATTCATCTCTAATGATTAGAGTTCTTTTAAAAGTATCTTCTTCCTCCGAGTTTATAGTAAAGTTAATCTGAAGAACCTGCGGTCTAATGTCATTTGTTACAACATAGTCTTCAGAATCAACAGTCTGCAGAGGATCATAATCTAAAGGAATAGCAATTTGATCATACTTAACCAATGGCGGTCCTGCAACTTCTATACTTAATGCAGAATTTGTACCAGTTACAAAATTTTCATCAAACTGAAATAAGAAGATTGCCTCAGGGTCTGTTGTTTCCCATTCAGCTAACCAATCACAAGTTCCAGTGTTTCCTTGTCCAGTAAAACCTGTTTGCCCTGTTATAGGATGAGGCTCATATGAATGTGGATATCCAAATTTCTTAAGACCGGTAGTAGCATTAATAAATTCCTGTAAGATAAACAATTGGCCTACCTCAAAAAGTCCAGTAGAAACTTCAGGTAAGTAAATATTGCCGGTCCAAATATCATTAGTTTGATCATAATCAAAATTATAATACTTGCCGTTCTTATCAAAAAAGTATATATGACTCCAGCGATTCATCTTAATTTATTTTTTGATAGTCTTTAGGTACTGCAAAATTGTAATAGATTCTTAGAAACTTAACCTTATTAATAAAGAAAACCATAATACCGTTTAAGTGTCCTATGATAAAGTTTGCAAGTCTTTCATTACCAAACATATAAGGTGATAAGGTTTTCTCCAACAAAGATTCGCTATAGTCAAAGCCGGTGTTCTTTAATTCCCAGCCTTCCTCATATGCCGTTTTATACGGACTTTCAAAACCTCTTCTTTTTTCTGTTAACTCGTTCATTATAAATTCTTAATTACTTTCTGTGTACTGTTATCTAAAAGTCTACCGGTATTAGTTGCTCTTGCATTATTACTTGTAGCAATAGTGGTTCCCTTATTTCTCTTAAGTTCATTAAACCTTTCTTGCTGAGTTTTATTATAAAGATTAGCAGCAGTAACATTCTTAAAGAATACATTAAGAGAACCAATTCCGTTCTTAACTGGTGTTTCTTCAAAATATGTTCCATTACGATCTTGCCATCCACCTCTTATAACAGCTATATCATCAGATCCTATAATGATATCTCCAAATTCATCCAATCCTAATTGAGGATCTTCACCTTCAATTAAAACTATTTTCTTATTCTCAATCAGAACTCTTTGATCGGTTGCTGGATCAACACCATAAACCGGAACAAAATAGAAACCGTTTCTAATTGCATTTTCATTCTCTTCAGAGATAAAGAATACATTAACAGAATCAATTCCTGGAATATCTTCTATTAATGAAATTAAATCAGATCTAGGTATTCTATCTCTTCTGTTTACTTTTAAGAAGTAATCATTTAATGTACTTCTAATTGCTGTGACCAATTGATCTTTATCATATCCTTCTATCCAACGGGTTACAATATTAATTGCATACTTTTTAACAATAGGATCATTTATTCTAACCTCAGCGGTAACAACCTGACGGCCACTCTTATTTAAGATTTCATATACCTGATTCTTTTCATCCTCAGTTAATGTAAACTCTTCAAGAGGAACATTAAAGTAATCCTTATCACTTGTGATCTTCTTATTAATGTCAGGAATTAAGAATAGGTAAATGATATTATCATCACTTACATATTGATCATCTTTAGTATTATATGCATCTACAAATGAAAATGAATCATACTTACTTAAATAGTAAATGTAGTTATTAGGATTTGCCAAAACAAATGAATTACTCTGATACGGCGCAATAAGACGGGTAAACGCAGGGTCTTCACTGTCTGAACCAAAATTAGGGTTTCTTACAATATTAAGAGATAAGACTTCATTTAGATCAACCTCTTGCCCTAAATAATCAGTACCAGGATCAACAAATTTAATATCGAGATTTTTACCACCAATGTTTCCAGTAGATCCCCTAGTCTTAACATATGTTACTGTGATAATAGAACCTAGTGGAGGTAAATAGCCAAATTGATTATTTCCAAAAAAGATACTTAAACCGCCATTAACACTAGTCTTACACATAAAGTCTTTATGACCAGGACCCATATCATATAATGAATCAACCTTCTTCCACATCTCGCCATCAACAGTTACAGTTACCATGTATTGGTCAGTTGGTTCCTTTGTAGTTAAATTGTAACTTTGCAAAGGAAGACCAGAACCTGTAAAGGTTTGTGTTTCAATTTGGCCTTGGATTAATTCAACATTAATGAATTGCTTATTAGTTTTTTCGAGTCTTATGTAGTCACTATCAAATTTAATAAAGTAAGTTAAGCCATTTTGACCGACTTCCAATTTAGCACCATTTAAGATTTGTACATAATCTCCACTGAATAAGTTTCCTGCTTTAGTATTAAGTCTTAAACCAATAACGCCTTGCGCAGATATTCCTCTAGTAGGATCATGACCAGTTAATCTAGAAAGACCATAAATTGATTCAATGTTTCTAGCCCTAGTAATATTAAGCTCGGTTGCAACTGCTTCAATGTAATAAAAAATCATTTCACCTAAATTGGCAACAACCGTTAATAGCTGTCCAAATGGAGAAGCTGGTGTAAAAACTTCAGCGGCCTGGTCATATGTTCTTTGCAAAAATTCAAATGCATCATAGAACAGTTGGCTTGCCTTTAATCTCGTTTTACTAAAGAATGACATTTATTATACTATTTTTAGAAAAGTGCTCCAATTACTCTTTGTTCATTTATATAGATATCAACAAGAGCACCGTTTCTACCTTCAGTGTTAAAAAAAGATACTCTGACATTAATCCCAAATAAATTATCATCGGGTAAACAGTATGCCTGAATTTGAGAAGCAATTCTCTGTTCAATTACTGCTTCATTTAGAACTATTGAAAACAGTAAATCTTCAAGATTACATCCAAAATCAGGTACACCTAAAACGTCACCCTTTCTTGTAAAAAGAACATTTTCTATTTTCAATATTAGTTGAGACAAGCCATCAGTTACGTCAATAATATTTGGCGTATACTTATTCTCGGCTGGGCCTCTACTATAAATATCGTTGATCATAGAGAATATTCTTTTAATATATATTCTCTTAAAAATTTACCGGTCTTATAATATAAATTAGCCAGTATAAAAGTAGTCAACCCCTTCATCGCCTTTAATCTCTTCGATGATTGCATCTATTTCGTCTTTACCTTCTGATGCTATCATATCATAGTTTATAGTAATGTTACCGGGTAAATTAAATGAGAATGTTCCTAATATTCTAGCTAATTGCATTTTTGCCTTGGCTATACAATATCTAATAAACATTTCATCTTGATATAAAGCACAATCAGGAATTGTGTTATATACCTGGAATATACATGCATGGGTTGGCAATTCTCCTTGGAATCTAAACTTATGAGTTAACCTATTATATGAATATGAAATTTGTGGAAGTAATACCTGGCGTGCAGTATCAATAAAGCTTGAATTAATAACATAATACATGAGATTCTCTGAACCTATTCCAGCACCATAAGTATCAGAATAGATAAACTTATCAATTGAAAAATCTATATCACCTGCAGAAAAAGAGTTATTTCCAAATCCACCATCTTCTCCACCAAACCCGTTCCATTCAAAAACATTATTCACTGAATATACCGTCGATGGCATTTGTACAATACCTCTTGTACTATTTACATTAGCACTTGATAAAGTATCGCTTGAGTCATCAATGCCTTTATTAAAATCTCTTTTTTGCCATGCAGTAGCAGGTAAAGCAATATACATTTCCTCTACACTGTCTTCATATATTTTATAAAAGTAATCCTTTGCACGATTGATAATTCTGGCCAGTTCATTCTTAGGAACTGTAAAGGGTATTTGACAGCCTATAGTTAGATCATCATTAATTTCTTTAATTAATGCATCTAAACAGGCCTGTGTATGCGGGTCAGAACAATTTACGTAAGACATATTCTTTAATCAATTTTTTCAACTTCAATTACCTCAGTTGATTCAGAAAAGGAAGCAAACTTTGTGGCTCTACCTTGTCTAAAGATACCACCAACCATTTCACCGCTAAATACTCCTCTATGTCCAAACACATAGCAGTTATCAACAATTACATTTCTACTAACATATGAATCCTCAACTTTACAACCAGTAACGGTACTTCCACCAAATACATTTGATTCAAATAGAGAAGCATCATGTATTTCAGAATCAAAGATATCGCAGCCTTTTATGTTTCCTTTTACTTTACATTCTACAATATCAACACCGGTGATCTCAAAACATCTTTTAAGATCGGCATCTTTAATTTGCATCTTTCCTGTATCAGAATCATAATTAATTAGACCGCTATCCATATCAGCTTTAGTCAACAATTCAAAAACCTTATCTCTTATCTTTGGATAGTACATTTGAACTATTTGCTTAGAAGACTGAAGATCAACCAATAATGTTATGTTAGGATATACTTCCTTAAACTTTTCATAGGTCTTATATGATTGAACAACACCTCTATGCTTTTCTAAAACCAGGTTTAGTCTTTTAATATCTTCTGGGCTGTACCCCGGGTTATCAAGAGTTTCATATAGTGAAGTAATAAAATGTTCCATCATTGATAAAATGGTAGAATACTTCTTTTCATAGTCTGCTCCTCCAAGGTAACGAAATTCAATATAGCCTTTAGGAATCTTTGTAAAATTTATGCCATAATATTTTTCATTTACAAACATATAGTTTTTCCAAAGAGCTCTTTCAGGCGAAGGCTGTGTCATACCACTAAGAGGTACTATAAACTTAATAGACTTAGCATAAACAGAATCCTTTCTATTAGGAAAAGCTTCATATACTTTATCTTCATCAAAGTTAAGAACAAACTTGCCAATATCAAGTTTTGTCATATTTGCAGTAGGTCCTAACTTTTTACCATCAAATGAAATGTTAACGTGAATTGAACATCTATCATTAGTTGAGCCATTTTCTCTTATCCACTTTAGCATTTTTGCTAAGATAAGTTTAGACTCAACAAAAGGTAAAGAACCGGTCACGAGTTCTATCATGCCGGTTCCACCTGAATTATCAGGTTCCATCTTAAAAACATCAGCAGTTGGAGCAAAATCGCTATGAGCTTTTTCCTCTATCCTAACCTTCTTATTAAGAGCATTTGCAACACTTTCCTTTGCTTTTTGAATATCTTCATTAGCAAAGAATTCAAATTCAAACCCTATTTTTGAAGAGTAAATTGCATTAAGTTGTTCGTTGGAATACATTCACTATCTAATTTGTTTATATATTCCAACCACAAAACGGTTAGTCAATTAATGACATTGCAATCTTTCTATCGCTTGGACTAATACTTAAGATTTTGATATTAACTTTATCACCTCTATTAATCGGAGTATCCTTTAACTTGGTTTTATGAATTAACCCGCTAATACCTTTTTCTAATTCAACAAATGCACCATACTTAGTAACCTTGGTAACGGTACCTGATGTTACCATCATTGGCTTATATTTTTCAGCGGCATCATCCCAAATATCTTCACGAGGTCCTTGTTGCGTTAAAATTATTTTCTTATCGGAAACTATTTCCTGTACCCAGAAAGATATACTATCACCTGGCTTAATGCCGTCCCTTTCAAACAGTTGACGAGTTGTATCATCCAATACAGTATCAGGAATTAATCCAGTTAAGCATTTATTAAATTCGGCAAATACACCAAACTTAGTTGTACCGGTCACAAAACCAGTTATAGGTTGTTTAACATTTTCTCGTAAATCATCGAGTGCTGAAGGAATTAATGTCTTAAGATATGCTCGGTGAGATACAATAATAGTATTCTTTTCATCAGAGAATGATATTGGCATAACAATAAGTTCCTGGCCAACTAAAGATTCAAAATTATGTAATTTATTAAGGCCGGCCAATGATCCTGGCATAAAGCATTTTATACCACCTACCTCAACCCAGTAGCCACCATGAATAAGTTCAGTGATCTTACCGGTAAATCCAACGGTCTTATCACCAATAGATTTCATGATTTCATTGGTCTTAACTTCATCTATAGCATCAGATATTGAAGCAGTAATTATACCATGAGCGCCTGACTTAATCTTAACATTAACAATCATACCAACTTCAAGTTGGTCAAGAATTGATTTAGGCTCTTTAATTAAAGAACATGAAGCAGTATACTTTGTACCAATATCAATTAATGCACTTATCTTATTTCCATCTTTATCTTTTGTTATGGAAATAATTGAACCTTCTGTACTATATGACTGTCGAGTTTCACATAATTTGATTTGATCCTCAACAGATTCCATTAAGCCATATTGAGCTAACGCTTCAATTGCATAAGGTTCTGTACATAAAATTTTTGTTCCTTTAGGTACTCTAACTTTGAATGTTTTTGTGTCAAATGGATCATCACTGACCCTAATTGTAATTTCTTGTTCGATCATTTACTTTTTGTTAAAAGGTTAACTATAGATTATATATCCCTATTGCTAAATTTACAATATTTATACCTAGCATATATAGATTTGTTTAAATAATAATTGCTGGAGGCGATGGTACTGTTGTCGCACCTAATACCGGACCAGTTGGACCAACAGATGAAACCACTTGTCCTGGCGGTATTGTAATAGTTGCAGATTTAATATAAAGATCAATAGCAGGAGTTGCTATGGTAGCAAAGGTTTTGGCTGCAGCCTTTCTTGCTTTATCAGCAACATCAGTTCCTTGCGGACTATTTGCAATAGTTTCAGCAAAGACAAACATCGCTTTATCAAATGCCTGTTCTAATGCAAGATTTAATGTAGGTTGTACTAAAGGCATGTCTTATTTTGTTTTAACTTGTTTTTTACTTAAATGTTGTGCAGGTGTCATTGGTACAATAGGCGGACTTGTAGGAGCACCTAAGTTACCAATATGTGTATGCTGATTGAATAATTTCAAAAATGAATCACCTAATACAAGCTTTTCACTAGCACCTTGGCCTAACTCAATTGATGATGAATGATTAACAACCATATTTTCACAGTTAATGATTGCATCTTTACAATTGATTTCTGTATTATCGGTACTATTGATTATGAATTTCGCAGAATGAGTAAATGTAATGTTTCCATCATTTAACATAACAATCTTATCACCATTTGCATTAATGATTTCAACCGAATTATCTGGTTTAATATTAACCGTAGTTGGACCAGCTGCAGTCGTATAATCCATCATTAATCCTTTTTCCTCAGTAAAGAATACCTTTATACTTTCACCTTCTCTCTCATTTGTAATTTCTTCATTACCGCCACCGGTCAAACCAAATGCAGTATCATAAATTAATACATGAGAATTTTGATATGAATTTTGTATTTCGGCCTTTACCTCATCTGATGGGTATAAACTTTCATGATAAACTGGAGAATAGTAATTTCCGTTATCAAAGGTTACTCTTAGCACCGTACCTATCTTAGGAACAGAAAAAGTACCACTTCCGCTATTACTTCCACCTGATGAACTTACAGACGGTCTTGCCCATGGTAAGGCATCGGTAGGTAAAACAAAATCGCTAGTAGGATCTGCTGGATCATCTCGTTGATCCATCTTCGCATAAATACGAATACGACAACGGCCTTCAAATAGTTCATCTTCATTATCTTCAACTATTCCGACCCATTGTGTACCTGTTAAATTGTCAGCTCTTAAATCCTTTGTAGTTAATCTTCCCATTATCCAAATACATTTGTAGGTTCTAATGGAGGTGGTCCTGAAGGACCAGGTCCAAAAATATTAGATGAAGCCAATTCACTATAATTACTTCCATCATTAGGAAAAAGATTTTCAGAAGGTAATGACGAAGGAATAGCAGGTGGATTACCTAATGGGTTATCACCTAGTCTTGGACCAGAAGCATTTCTTCTATCAAGAATATTTCCAATGATTTGACCAGCACCGGCCAGTGCAGCCTGTAATGCACCTGGATTTTGTAATGCAGAGAAAACTTGGTTTCTTAAACCAAATACATTACCAAGAAGCAGTCCTTGAACTTGCGCAGCGGCTGCTTGCCTTGCTCTTTCTAATGCAGAATTTACTGCATTTTGTGCGGCTTGGGTTGCAGCATTTTTAACAAAATCTCTAAGATTACCTTTTGGTTGGTTTGTTTGGCTATCAGCTAGGCTTTGGTCATAACCTGAAAATTCGGACTGGAGTTCAATTCTCTTATAATTCCATTTCATTGAAGTTGCAGCCATCTCATTGCCACCAGCATTGGTTACCTTTTCAAATATTTTTCCACTTTCATTAATTAACCAGGTACAATCAGAAAACTTAAAAGTTATTCTAGATGTATTTTCATTTAAGAAACGATCTACATCTGTTTGTGCTAAACCAAAGTTATTCTTAGCAGAATTAATTTTTTCTAAAAATGAAATAGAAGATTTAAAGTTTCGTATTTCATAAACATCAACATAAACATCAAAGTACATTAAGTTTCTGGGAAGTACAAATCTATTGTATTGATTATCTAAAACAGCTGCTCTATATAAATTGAATAATGCACTTATCTTAAGATCTATTGCTTCAAGACATCCTATGGCTATGCCTTCTTCATCTTTGGTACCATTAAAAGGATCAAGCATATTATTTGAATTAGACCAAGCATCGGTTAAGCCTTCTATTGTCTGCCAATAATAAGGTCTAAATTGATTAACTTCACGTAATCCTTGTATAAATGATTTAAGATAAGATGCTCTAGTCGCCTCACTTATTGCATTAAGATATCCAACCGCGGATTGCCCAGAAGCTGTTAAGCCACCGTTACCGGCAGGTTCTGGTGCAGGTGTAGTTAATCCTAAAGCCCCACCAACCTGTCCTAATAGTGTATCTTCAACAGGTGGTGCCTGTGGCTCGCCGTTAGTTGCTCCGTTAAATAGAGGACTTGATATATCAAATCTTAATGAAAACCCAAGAAAGGTTGGATCATCTAATGAGGTCACACCATTTCCACTACCACTAACCGAAGTCTGCGGGGTAACAAATCTCTTAATGATATCCGTGTTACTAGTAGTCCTTCTTCTAAAAGGGTTAATAGCAGGATCATTCTTAATATTATACGATTCTGAAATTGGCATTAGGCACCTTTATTTTATTTATTTTAGGTACTTGGTACCACTTCTCTTCTTCTTAAATGTAAACGTTGTCTTAAACCACCCGGCTTAACTAAAAAGTATTCAATCCCGGTAATAACATAAAAACCTGTTAAATACTCGTTAAGAACACCATTTTCTGATGATGCGTCATTTCCTGCATTATCTTTTCTTTCTTGTCTCTTTTGAGCTCCATTTGGAGCATTTTCATCATCGGTAGATGCCATTAAGACACTTTTAACATTTGAAGCAAATTCAAAAATTTGACAATATATCCTAGTGTACCTAGATATTGCAGGATTAACCGTATCAAGTTCTAAAACCATTCCAAATTTTTCTATTTCGGCAAGATTTTGAAAATTAAGAATTGCACTGTAAGAGTATTGTGGGTGAACATTATCACCTTGAGTTCCTAAGTATTTATATTTAATCTGATCTTTTACAGGTCCTTCGGGTTCTCCGTTTGGTAATATCCGTCCTCTTGTTGCTGGAACCATTCCAGGTGTATTATCAGTCAAAGGATCTACAAATTCATTTATGAATTCTCTGGTGTTTAAATCCCAGTATTGTGTATATCTTCTATACCCATTATCTTTACTTACCTGACCGCTCTTATTAATTTGCTGATACATCGAAATGTATCCTGCAGTACCTTGCATTTGCATCATATTACTTAGCAAGTTAGGAAATGGATATTCTGATTTTTCAGGAGATGAACCCATAGTGTCGCCTGCGTTTCGTGAATACATAAGAGAAGCCTCAAGATCAGTATCAGTCATATTGAACATTCTATTAACTTCAACTAGTGTTAGATTATAATAAGGGTCTATATATGTTGTTAAAAACGAGTCATCATCAAGATATGCATTAGAAGTAATGTCACGAATAAATTTTTCTGATGTATCATAAGGATTAGTCCAAACTTGTTGATCTACAGTGTCTTCGATGTTTGATGCATATCCTAACTTTAATCCTTCTGCTATTTCCAATAAAGCATTCCAACTTGTAGCATTTTTATATTCAACCTTTTCAGTAAAAAGATTAGGAACATTCATTCTGCCTTCTATCATTAATTGGCTTGAACTATTTGTTGAACCGCCACCCCCAAGAGGTTTAATATTTTCAACTGTAAAATCAATTCTAATAGGTTTAAAAGTGGTTTCATCGCCGGCAGATCTTATATAGACCTGAATAATATCACCGTCCTTTGGATAATGCCTAGCGGTAAATAAACCATCTATATCAAAAAAAGAAAATCTACAGGTTGGATAAAATCCGGTACAATCTAGTTCAAACATATTTAGCCTGCCATCACCGATGTCATATTGGTTTACTCTGATGATAGGTAATATCGTACTAAACTTAGATAGCGGTTCTTTAATAGCAGATCCATCTGAGTTGTCAGTACCACTTTCTACATCAATAATAGCTAATTCATCCAATACAATAGTAGGCTTGACAATTGATAATATGTTTCTTTCAACTGCTGACATTACTTATTAGATATGGTTTGATCGTTTGAATTAATAAAGGTGTTTCTTGAAGGTAAATTTGCACCTAGCTTAATCTGACCTGCTTCATAAACCTTTGCCACCTCTCCAGGCTGTAACATATTAGGAGGCAATGGTGTTGTTACACCAGCAGATCTTCCTTGTGCTTTTTTAGCCAATCTTTGTATTCTTGATTGATCTTTTTCGCTTTGTCTTCCAGTATCTATGTATGGTAATTGTGGTGTAGTGGGGCGTGAAGCAGGATTTGGTCTTTGATAAACTAAATCTTCCCTTGTCAAATTAGGTATAACTAATATATCCCCTTCTTGTACTGAAAATGGATTAAAGATACCATTAACTACACATATTGCATCTATGTATTCACCGGTACCAAAATAAAGAACAGATATTTTATCAATTCTCCCAACTTGATCTGGCATCACATAATGTAATGATCTGATACCTAAGTCTGAATCATAGATAAATGAAGGAGCTGTCAAATCATAATAGAATTCGCCAGTCCTTTCATCTACTAAACTATTTTTAAGTGTTAATGATTTTATGTTCATCTAATTATCTTTTTATGAATCAATTATCATTGATATTACATTTTCTACATAACTTCCTGGATCAACATTAGGTTGCGCCGGATTTGTTTTTGGTGTACCTTTTTTATCTTTTGAAAGGTTTCCAATGTCTTTATTCTTTACATCACCAGCCTGTGCACCTGATTGCGTTTTTTCCAATTTAACCGTTCCGGTCTTAATTGCACCCATTGTTGCAACATCAACACCTCTTAGGTTTAAAATGTCTTTGGTATTTGCAGCGGATGCATATATTCTGCCACGCCCACCGTTAAACATATTTTCTATATCACCTTTATCTCTAGGCTTACCATGTTTAAGATCTACTTCAAATTTAACTTCCATTGGAAAATCATCAATTCCTAATCCTTGCCCTAATGTCATAGTAGCATTATCACAGTACATGTTACCCATCATAACTATAGGATTAAGAGGGTTACCTACGGTAAGATGCCAATCGCCTGTAGGCTCTCCACTGACCATGGCCTTTGTTGCCTGAACACCGCTTACCGCCCCAACATTCTCACTAAGAAATCCACCTAGCATATTTCCTAATAAAGTTTTACCAACCTTTATGATTCCTTCAATTCCATTTTCTAAATTAAAATTTCCATTTCCTCCACCAAACACCTTCTTAAAGCCGTTATCAACATCTTTTACGACACTTCCTATATACCCAGCAAAATCGCCGTTTCTTAATTTAGCAATATCACCGAATTGACTAGCAACATATCCTGATGCTCCATAATATCTATGGCCACCACCAAACCATTGTCCGTTATTTGTTGACATGGTTAACATATTACTTATAATGTCAATCATTGCAATTTTAGGATTAACATAGTTTAGTGATTTGAGCTCATATTCAAAATTAAGCTTAATATCATTACTAAATTTAATTCCTCTATCTCTAACATTAGTTTGATTAACAACATTAACTGGCCCTATGACAAAATTTGCATAAGTAGTACCAAAGCGATCAGTACCATCTGCATACTGCTGTCTTCTAAATTTTTGACCAGCACTGATTCCTTTAAATGCATCAGCTGCAGCCTTTCCAACATTAGGTAACTTATCATAGAATGGCTGTTGTGTATAGCCACCATCGCTACTCTGTACACTCTCCATATCTGTTGTTATATCCTTCCATGATAGCCCATAAGAAAACTTAAGAATGTCATCTAGTTTATTACCTGCAGTTTCACCTAAATAAGTTACCGCAGTAACACCCGCAACCTGAGTAGCATCAACAGATTCTATTATAAGTGTTTCCCCTTCCTCTGTTCCAGGTCTAACAGTTAAATCAAATATGTTATCATTTACTGGCATTGGAAATCTTCTTAAAGTAATAAGATGATTTACCGGTATTTGTTTATAATATTTAAGATAAAGAAAGTCAGCAGCCTTATACCCAATTTTAGGATAATGTTGATCAAAGAATGAAATTATCTTAGAAACCGAAATGTGTCTAGCATCATACCCACCCATCAATCTATTAGGGGATGTATTGGAAGAAGTAGGATCATTAGGTCGATCCATAAAATCAGCAAAAATATCACCCGTTAATCCCCCGTATAAGCCCCTGTAATTAAATAGTGCATATTCATTAAAAAGGGATCTAGGAATCATAGTTTCGCCCATTCCTTTTGGCACCGTATATGCATCGCCAACAGCACGTTCAACATAAAAGTTTTTTGTAGCCTCAGTTAATACATCACTAGCAAAACCTCTGGAATCACCACCAAAGACCCCGAGTGGAGTTGCTTGATTTGAATTAGGATTAGGAGGTGAGGCGCCGTTGAGCCCCAAAATGTTTGTTCTACCCACGTTAGGTTATCTATTTTTTCTATATATTTAATTGAGGCTGGCTAGATACTTGTTAATATCTATTTTGGACCTTTCAAATTTATCGGCCCAGCCTTTCTTAAACCTATTATCAAATTCCTGAGTACTATCCAGAGAAAATGATCCTTTAAGAAAAGGTCTAACTGCATTTTCCCTTATTTCTTTAAGGTTCTTTGAAATGATATAAAATTGAACCTTTTCAAACAGTTGTTCTAAATCGACCTTTGTCTTTGTACACATAACAGATTCTACAATAACATAGAATCTCTCCATGTCCTCTAGATTAAATCTCTCCTCAAGAGATCTGGTTGTTTTAAAGTCTTCTTTCTTAAGAGGCATTTTTCTAGCACGATTATCAAATTCATATCTAAAGTTCATATCAAAAAAATATGTCTTTAAGAATTTCATATTATCGTACATCTTGATAATCTTTATCTTATAGAGAGGATTGACAGGATCCCATGCAGTATCAACAATCAATCCCTTTACTGGCAACAGGACATTTGGTCTATTATGCGATGACAATAAAGAATAGACAATTTGCCCTTTAGTAAAAATCCTGTGTGCTTTCATTAATAATCAATTTCAAACTGAACAGCTTCATCAAACAGTTTTCTCATTCCGTTTAATGAAACTTCAGGTGTATGATAAATCTTAAATATGATATCTCTATCGGTTAAAGTCTTTACATACGATTGTACACCACAAATGACATCCCTCTCCGGACTGCCCAAAACATAATAAAGATTCCTAGTGGTGCTCCTACTTAAAATTGTTTGAAGCTGTCTCATCAGATAAGATGAAACTACAGCATCAGATGGCTCTGATTGAAAGTAATCATTTTTTGCAAGCTTATTATAAATGTCAATGTAATTAATGCACTCAATGTTACGAGGTATCGCGTCAATGAAACCTTTTATCTTTACTGCATCTTTAGAGTAAACAAAAGAAAATTCTAAGACTTCTTCCATTCTTTAAGGGACTGAAGCTCGGCTTCAAGCTCTTTAATCTTGGAATTGATTTCTTCTTCCGATGGTTCAAAATGGCTGCCCCATTCTGTTCTGATAGTAATGACATCCTTACCGAACTTACTGCCAAGATTCATTCCTAAATCCTCGCATAAATCAAAAAAGAATCGCATGATGTATTCTTGCTTATCATCATCTGATTCATAAACTTCGGTAGAGGTCCATTGCTCATGGCCCCCACCTCGGTTATCATCAACGACTCTTTTTATAACGCCATTACTGGCAGGTTCCAAAACTATCTTAACCATTTGATCTGCTTAATAGTGCTTGATGAGCTTCTTTTATAATTTTTCTAGCAACCTTTTTATCAGTCTGCCATGTATTCATATCTCTTACAGTTAAGATTGCATTTGCTTCTCTTAGCTGTTCAATTTCAGAATCAGTGTAACCCATATCCCTCCATGTTACAATTAACTTAGCCTCAATGGCTTCAAGTTGTTCACCGATTGATTTCTCCATACGATCTCTGTTTGCTTCAAAAATCTCTTTACCGGCTTTTATTGTATTTGAAGTAAATTCACACCACTTCTTAAATGATAATTCACTTTTCATTTTTAAGATGCCTTGATATTTCATCGCAGCTCTGCGTTCTCTACGTGTAGGTATGTTGTTCATAAGATTTATTTTATTATATATTATCTGGTTTTGATGTGCTAGAATCACATATATCTCTCTTCTATAAGAGATAGTATGCTATGGTTAATAGACTCTTTAACTTGATCATCTTTAATTTGATCAACTATAAATGAATTAAGTTCTTTAACTACTTCTTCGGATTCAAATGAAACACTTAAGATATCAAACATATCCTTTTTAGGAACTGTTATGTCAATTGATATGTTAAGGGTAACCTTATCTGCATTCTTTTGTTTATCAAAAAGAATACGAATTGGGCTCTTTTCTGTTTTAGGCTGTTTGGTCTCTCTCCGATTTGATTGTTGAGGTACAGAAGATATAGCAGAATTAAAATCTAGAACTGGATCATGAATAGTGATAGGAATCATAAATTCATTTATTAATGAAGTTGATATCCTTGCTCCACTTTCAAAAAGAGTCCATTCACTATCAGTACCAGATATAATCTCAACATTGCCTATCTTATCGCCCTTGATCCACTGTAATTTTATAGGCTCTATTGTTTCTGTACTATTATCCATAGTTTAATTTTTATATGAAAGATAATAAATTTGTTTAGGCTATATCACCCCAAGCATTCCATATACTACCAGCGCTACCGGCTTTCCTAAGATGAAGAACACCACCAGGTAACATAGTTACAGTTCCTGTGCCAATTAATCCAGTACCAGGATCATGCCAACTTAAGCTACCTGCAGGCGGAGCAGTAATGCTAACAGTTCCACCGCTTTCTTGGTGTAATGTAACAATATCACCATCATTAAATGCATTTGGTCCAACACCTGTATTTGGAAGAGCAAATGTTAAAGTACCACCGCCATTTGCCGGATCTAGATCTGACCAATTACCTACCCATAAGGTAGTAATACCGGTTGATCCACTAAGTGCAGCATAACTTGGAATAGAATAAGAACCTGAACCAGTAGAACCAGCAAACCCCTGAGATCCTTGAGATCCTTGCGAGCCGGTTGCACCAGTCGCACCACTGCCGGTAGCACCTGGGGCTCCTTGTGGTCCGCTTGCACCATTTACGCCAGTTGCTCCGGTAAAACCGGTGCCCGTTGCTCCGGTAAAACCGGTACCTGTTGCTCCAGTAAATCCCTTACTAGCAAAGGAGATAGATTGCTGAACCGTAGGATCAACTGACCCGTTTGCTACAATTAAGGTAACATCATATTTCCAATCTGAGCCAACAAGTGATTTTGAATCAATTCTATAGATACCAAAGTTTTGAGGATTACCTACATTATAAATACTTATTTGATCTCCAACCTGGATAGAGTTTAACCAAACCGATGCATCAATAATCCCTCTACCTACAGTAGGAGCAAATTGATTAATTTCAATTTTACCACTGGCCATAGTATATAAAGGGTAACTTTGAATATACCAGGTTCCTCCAACAAGCGGAGAAGAAGTAGTAGATGTATTCCATCTTATGCTATTTGATCCATCATTACCAGAAAAGCCTTGAGGGCCGGTTGATCCTATTCCAGTGGCACCAGTAGCGCCACTTCCAGTAGCTCCTATAAAACCTTGATAACCCTGAGGCCCTTGTGCGCCTGATGTTGATAAGCTAACATTTCTCCATGTAGATGTTGCTGAGTTATATTGTAAGATATCATTATTTACCGGAGTTGTTGGAAACTGAACATCTGATAAAAGATCTAAGGTAGGTGATCCATTATTTAGATTCTCTAATCCAATCTGCCCTTCATCTAGACTATATTCAATATTTTCATTAACTACATCAAGTGAAACCGTTAATGCCGGACTACTTAATGGTCCAATGTCAAATCCTCTGAATGTTAAGTCGGTACCATTCATACCGGCAAATACATCGATTCCACTAATACTTAAGTTCTCCCCATGATTTATTTCACCAGTAGATCCTAAGTTAATAATCCTAATTGAATTTGTTGTGGTGTCATACTGAAGACTGGTACCAGCTCCAGCAACAAGGTTAAGATATGAATCTGGGTTTGTTGAAAGTAATAGGCCATCATTGGCAGTTTGCCAAGAACCAACAGCACCTGTATAGTTTACACGGATTCTGCCAAAACCGTTTGCAGCTTGAAGTGTAACATCGCCTGTTCCAACACCGCCAATTAGATCCCATTGATTAGTATCAAAAATACTCTGTGTAGTTCTTTGATTTGCTCTCCACCAAACCAGAGTTTCAACCGGTCCACCAGTAGGACCAACAACCTCCACAGGATGATACACAATATTGCCTTCGTCATATACCCTATTACTGACCCATGGGTTGGCAACCATTTTGAAATTATTATCAACTTCAAAATTTAATAGCTCGCGCTTAAGCTCTGTTCTAAATAAGATATACTCTTGTAAATTAAAAGGCATTGGAAAGATTCTTTTTTTATTTATTCTATGCAGGTGGATCCTTGCTAATAGTTACATTTGGATAAGGGAATGAATTATTTGAATACTCTGAAAGTAAGGCTCTTTGTAATGAATTAAGATACCATGTTCCTCTACTCCAACCAGGAACAGCATAAAGCTGGGAATAAATTCCTGTAACATATATTGTTCTTATATCATTATAGAATGGTAAGTATTCGTTTATCGCCTGTCTTATAAAACCAGATTGTCTATCTACAAAAATTGATCTTTGTGCATTTCTTTGAATATCATAAGAAGATCCAACCGTTAGTGAGAATGCACTTGTAACATCCTTAAGAGAATATTGAGTTGGAAAATCATAAAGATCACTACTAAGATTTACTGACTGCAAATAACATAAACTTCCTAAAGATGAGGTATCTATTATCTGATAGTTACTTTCAAAATAGGATGACATTTCATCCAATGAATTAAATGTAATAAATTCAGTTGAGACTCTATCCCAAAAACCAATTACTATATTTGCACTATACAGGCGACCTTTTCTAAAATACTCTAAAAGGTCTAATGCTACTTTAAATGTTAGGGCTTCAACTACCAAAGGGAATATACTTTTTTGTATATATTCACTATTTTATAGAAGGGTAGTGTTCAATAAGATCTGCAAATGTACCACTGCTAATATTGCATTGGTCAAATATTTTAAGATGGCCTAGATCACGATATTCATCTATCCAATAAACATGTTTGAATCCGGCATTAACGAGAATCTTTGTGCACATTTTACACGGTGAGAGTGTTAGAAGTACAATGTAGTTTTCTGGATCATACTCTTTAAACTTTGCAATCATATTAACCTCAGCATGAATAAAACCGCTTTCACCTGGTACAAGAGATTCTTCCTCTGTTCCGGTTTCATCATTAATTCCAGCTCCGCTATAAGATCCATTATAGCCAAAGCTGGCAATTTTACTAAAGTCTTTTCTTAGTGCCATACAGCCAACCTGCGTAGTTGACGAATTTGAGAGTTCTTTAATGCTAAGTAAGATTTCCTTAAATGCATTAATCTTTAGGTGAAGTCTTCGAACTGAGGTATCCATTTTTTCTTAATTAGGTTGGCATCCATTTTAACACCAGGCGTCTCTTTTGCAAATTCCTTTGCAATCGCAATGTTCTCCTCATCATCATCAAAGAAACTAAAATCAGTAAATCCCATCTCATGGAATTTTTCAAAGGCCGCTAATTTCTTTTGAGCGGTAGTACCTTTAAACCCTAATGATGGGTCATTAACCGCATAGATGTAGCTTGGATTAATTCTTATTCCGTTATGTGCAAGAAAGTCAACGATCAAATTTGAATCATCCCTTGCAGTAATGATTCCTACAGGTTTACCTTTAGAAATTGTTCTCTTTAAGATTTCAAAAACCCATTCAATAATCTTTCCTGCTTTTAGAATTTCAAGATTCTTAAAATCAGAAAAGTCCATTTGATCGCCTCGCCTTTTCTTAAATGTATTAAACTCTTGAGGTGTAAGTTCTGCAGTATAACCGGTACGAGGATTAATTACCTTGATCTTACTCTTAGTAACAACCAGGGTATCATCCACGTCAAATATAGTTATGCTAGAATTACTTGCCATTATCTTTTATGTTCTTATCAATATATTTATCTCTACTTAGATCCGGCTTCATTAGAAGTGAGATCAGGTGAGACTGATTAACAATCTCGACCATTATCATATATATGTTTTACGACAGGGAATCTTAATGAATATCCACCCATCTGATTTTGTGATTCTTCAAAATACTGAACAGTTACGGTCTTACCGATTAGTTCATCATGGCGGTTAAGGTAATACTCTCGTTGTTCTTTTGAAAAACCAGATCCTACCGATACCCGGTACCCTTTATGTTCAATAATGATACTGCTTAAACATTCCTTTTCTACCTGTTGGCCATTTTCAGTCCATCGGATTGTACCGTTCACACATTCTAAAACCGTGTATTCCTCATCATGGAATTTCTTTACCTTAAGAAGGTTATGTGAACGAGTACCTTCATAACCAATGTTCTTACGAACCATGATACCTTCATAACCATTAATCTCGGCATCCTTAGCCATTTCGGTAAACTGTTCGTCAGTGGTAATAAGTACCTGGTCAACGAGTGTTAGTGTTTCCAAATGTCCTTTTGAAATTTCTAACATTTCAGTTCTTTGTAAACGGTCAGATAGTTTGGTAGTTCCAGTGTGATTATCAAATTCGGTTATGGTAAGACAGTCAAATACCAGGAATTTAGGATTCTTAATAGTATGATCCTTACGGCGGATTTCCTTCATAATACCTTGGAAGTCTTCCTTACCATTTTGGTCAACCATACAGACTTCTCCATCTAGGATAAAGTTACCTGGTATCTGTTTCACATCCTCGGCGATACGACCTAGAGTTTCAAATTCTTTACCATTCCTTGAATAAAAAGTTACTGTGTTACCTTCCTTGCGGCAGATACAACGGACTCCGTCAAGTTTACGAGAACCGAACCATTCTTCTTTTTGGAAGTTTACTCGGCTTGGCGAATAAGGGTGTGCGAGTGCTACCTTAAAGATAGGAATAATATTAGGATGAATTTTAAGTACCGATGTAATAGAGGCACCCATACGAAGGTCTCTATCCAAAATATAGTGGATCAGTTTTTGAAGATTCTCTGGTAATTCATTTACGAATGAATTTACCGCCATGATAGCGGCATGCCCAGTTAAATTGTTTTCTGCCAGGTCATCCAATAATTGGAATAGGTCAGAATACAAATTCTCTGGTGCATTAAGGTGAGAATTCTTTTTAAGAACTCTGGTATGAACACCATACTTTTTGAATGGATTGTAGGTGTAATTAAAGACCTTCTTTAGAAAATCAGATTCAGCATGTTTACGAATAGTTGCAATCTTATGATTACCTGAAGATGATTCGTTCATTTCATCCAGGAAGGATTGCAGATAATTGAGGTCCTTAATTAGTATTTCCATATCCATTTAATTTTATATAAATATAATACAAATAATTGGGATTTGAAAATTTTTAGGAGACTTTTTTCTCTCCAGATGAAAAAAGTTATTAACAATTAGATTCTTCTATAGATCTCATGGTGGACTTTACGATCCCCAAACATCGAATTAAGTGCCCACTCAGATTGTGAAAACAACTTTGAACCAAACATCATACATATTAGATTAATATCAGCTTCTGAAAAATCATAAAGCTTATCTAAACCCCAATTCTTTTGCAATAGCTTAAAGGCTTCATACTTAGTGATCAACTGATAAGGCTCATCATTAAATGTATGCCATCTTCTGGAATGCATAATGATTTTTTCAAATGGCCAAAACCACATTGATTTACATTTTACATTATCATGTATTTTCTTAACGTCAGCAAGTATAGCTTCATAATCTGCAGTTTCATAATGATCTAAAAGAAGAACATCGCATGTGCCTTTATAGTCTGATGCATCCATGTTTATAATTTCAACCCTAAGATCTTTCAAAAATGCAGACTTATTCTTTTTATGATAATCTATAACCTCTTTACTTCTTTCAATGATTGTTAACTTTGTAACATCAGACTTTGTTAGGATCCAATTTTCCCTAACACCAAAGCCTAATCCTGTAACTACAGTATGTCCCTTGGCTAGTTTGTAGTGTGAAAACAATTCATATGCTTCAAGATGGCTATTCATATCATATGCCATCCACTGCTCTCCATCTAAATAGAGATAAAAATAACCAGGCGAATTTTCCCTGATTTCAAATGAGCCAACCTTTCCTACTTTTAACTTAGGTGGCGTGTAATTAAAATGTTCTAAAAGACTTATCATATATTGTCATTATTTAAGAGAGACTGTATCTTTTTTATCTCATTGCATTTTTCATATTCTTCTTTTTCTGCAAAGTGAGATATCAACTTATCTAAACTTTCTATTCTATGCTTAGCAGAAACATCATCATATGTTAATACATCCTGTGGAAATGTCATAATCATATTATAACATAGATTCATATAATCATCATAATTTAGCTTTTCTAAATTATCTAGTAAAATTCTTAAGTATCTATCCCTCTCGTCCATCTATAGATTCTTTAATTTGTAACAAAAGAGATTTTTCATAATCAGTTAAAGACTTAGGAATCTCAATTAACGTATTTATGTATAGGTCTCCGCATGCTTCGTTTTGATTATACAGAGGAAACCCTTTACCTTGTATTCTAAGTAAAGTACCATTCTGTGTATTAGGCGGAATAGTAAAACTTATCTTTTTATCAAAGATATCTACCACGCCTTTACCACCTAACATTGCATCAAATATATTTACTCTATGTATCTTATGTAAACCTCGATTGTCTATCATATAATCTGGATGATCTCCAACAATCACAGTAAGAATCAAATCACCATGAAGATCTTCTGTCATTCCTCTCTGACCCAATCCCTTAAGTCTTAGCCGTTGTCCGTTTCTAATTCCTCTAGGAATAGTTACTGCAATAGGTTTCATTCCTATTCTCATCTCACGGGTAACTCCATGATATGCATCATCAAGACTAATTTGAATCTGTGCCTTTACGTCTTGCCCTTTACCGTTTGCCGCCCACCCATAGCGGTTATTGAACATATCGGAAAAACCTTGGTTTCTTAAAAACTCTTCATAAAATTGGTCCTCAAATCCACCGTTAAAATTACCTCCAAATCTGGATTGATTATTCCATTGCGCTTTCTTAGTAGGATCACTTAAGATTTCATAGGCCTGTGCAATCTCTTTAAACCGGGTATCATCACCGTGTGTTCTATCTGGGTGATGCTCTTTGGCTAATCGACGATATGCTTTTTTAATATCATCATCTGTTGCATTTCTCTCAACGCCTAATATTTTATAAGGATCCATCATTTCCAAAATATTTGTAAGCAGATGATACATAATGAAAGTATCAAAGATACTATAGTCTTAGCATTCATGCCTTCACCTCTAAAGAGGTAAGTTAAAACAGCAAAGATCAACATCCCAGTAGCAAATGCGATAAACCTACCTGGCCAAAATAAGCCATTAAAATGATCTACTACATAACGTGTAGCTGTTAAGAACATAAGAGCAGCAAAACCTCCTAATGTAAATGCAACGATAACCGGATGTTCTTTAAACCAAGGCCAAATGAATTGCCCATTGGTCTGAAACCAAATTACACCCTGTGCAAAAAAGAAAAGTAAAAATGCAGCAACTAAATTATTCATCAATGTAAAATTTATAACCTGACCTTTCATCCATATCTAACCAATTAGGTAAATCTTTTGCAATGATCCATGAAGATTTTCCTGTATTTACCGAACCTTTCTTTTCCTCCTTATACACATTCATGAACCAGTGGTCTTCGTCTTCCCACCAATACCAGATCTTTTGCCAAGATTTTGGTTTTTGAAGGTATCCCTTCTTACCTTTATCTAAAGCTGATAAAAACTCTTCCTTTGTTATTGGCTTTTTACTCATTTAAAAGACTTTATCACTATCAGCTGCTTCATTAAGATTTCTGATTTGAAGTCTAGTTAGTTTTTCTTCAAGTCTGAATTTCTTTTCCTGCAGCTGGTTTGATAATTCCATTTGTTTACCTAGCTTTTCTAATACTTCAATCAAACGAGGAAGGTCTGATTCATAGTATTTACGGCCCATTGGTGTTTTATGAAAATCGCTCATAGTCTATGTTTATTTTTATATGTCATTTAGTACATTAGTTTATGAATATATAAAAAAACAAATCTGAAATGGACAAAATTAAATTATTTGAAGACTTCGTACCAGCTGGCTTTGGTGGTAACACTACCGCAACATTTTCTTTATCTGGCGGTAGAAACATTGGAACAGGATATAACATGGATGCAATTGTAGGTCCTGTTATGCATTTAGGAAATTGTGTAGCAAAAGAAGCACAAGCATACGAAACTAATGATAATCCAGAACATACAGCAGAATCCTATATCAAAGAGGCTAAAAAACATATCAATGAAAAAATTGATGACGCATGCGAAAGCTATTCTGCAATGAGTGAAGCAATGGTGCAAATTGCAGGAGATAAAAAACCATCAGGGGCGCAGGTACTTGCAACTGTTTTAATTGACTATATGATTGAAAAAGACTATCTTAAGCCAGGAGCCGATAGAGCTAAGAAGGCTTTGGT